GCTGGTACATCGTCCTGAAGAACCCGGCCGAGGGCGACAAGGTCCCGGGCGGCAACGGCAAGCTCAGCACGCCGAACCTCCGGGTCGGCAAGAAGGTCAACATCTCGGGTCCGGCGAACTTCGCCCTGTGGCCGGGACAGATGGCCAAGGTCGTCCAGGGTCACTCGCTCCGTTCCAACGAGTACCTGCTGTGCCGAGTCTACGACGAGGCCGCAGCCAAGGAGAACTGGAACAAGGCCGTCATCAAGACGTCGACCGAAGGCGAGGGCGAATCCAAGGCCCGTAAGGGTGCGACCAGCGACATCCCGAGTGCCAACGACTTGACGATGGGCAAGCTGTTCGTCGTCCGCGGCACCGAGATCAGCTTCTACATCCCGCCGACCGGCATCGAGGTCGTCACCGAGGGTGACAAGTATGCCCGCGAAGCAGTGTCTCTCGAGCGCCTCGAATACTGCTTGCTCCTCGACCAGGACGGCAACAAGCGCTACGTCAAGGGTCCCGCGGTGGTCTTCCCCCGTCCGACCGAGAAGTTCGTCGACGCAGCGATCAAGTCCAACCCGGACAAGGCCCGCGCCAAGAAGTTCCGTGCCCAGGAGCTGACGCCGACGAGCGGCATCCACATCCGCGTCATCGCCGATTACACCGAGGACGACGGCAAGACGCAGCGCAAGGCAGGCCAGGAGCTGTTCATCACTGGCGCCGAGCAGCCGGTGTACTTCCCTCGCGAGGAGCATGCCATCATCAAGTACGGTGAGCAGGACGTCCACTACGGGATCGCGATCCCGGCTGGCGAAGCCCGCTACGTGCTCGACCGCCTCAGCGGCGTCATCAGCTTGGTCGCCGGTCCGCAGATCTTCTTGCCGGATCCCCGCACCCAGGTCATCGCACAGCGTGCGGTTCCCCTGAACCTCTGCGAGCTGCTCTACCCGGGCAACCAGGAGGCCCTCGAGATCAACGCAGCCCGCCTCGGCATCGAGGAGCAGGACATCTACGGGACGGGTGGCGCCAACGCTGCCTTCCTCAACAGCTCCTACGTTCGCAGCGAGACTGAGAACGAGGCCTACGCTGCCGTCGCCGCAGTCGCCACGCCGGAAGGCGGACGCCGCGGCTTCATGATCAAGGGCTCGAGCAAGGCCCTGCCGGGCGATGCCTTCGATCGCAAGGCGAAGTTCACCGCTCCCCGGTCGGTCATCCTCAACACCAAGTACGACGGCGCCGTCACCCTCCGCCTCTGGACGGGCTACTCGATGCTGCTCGTTCGTGGCAACGACCGCCGCGTCATCCAGGGACCCGGCACCTTCATGTTGGAGTACGACGAGATCCCGCAGGTCGTCACCCTGTCGACCGGCAAGCCGAAGACGATGGACAAGCCCCGCCGTGAGGTCTACCTCAAGACGACGGCCAACATGGTCTCCGACATCATCGAAGTGGAGACCAAGGACTTCTGCCGCCTCAACGTCAAGGTGTCCTACCGCGTCAACTTCGAAGGCAACGACCCGATGCAGTGGTTCGCGGTTGACAACTACGTCAAGTTCCTGTGTGACCACATGCGGTCGAAGGTCCGCAGCGAGGTCCAGAAGCTGGGCATCGAGGACTTCTACGGCAACCACACCCCCATCCTTCGCGACATCATCCTCGGCGCCAAGCCTGGGAAGGGTGAGGATCGTCCGGGCCAGTTGTTCGAAGAGAACAACATGCGGGTCTACGATGTCGAGGTCCTCGGCATCGAGATGCAGAACCCGGAAGTCGAGAAGATGCTGGTCAACGCACAGCGCGAGGTCATCACCTCGACCCTGTCTCTCGCTGGTGAGCGGCGCAAGCTGCAGGTCCTCCGCGAGACTGAGGAGCTGAAGCGCCAGACCGAAGTCGCCCGTGCTGAGACGGCCCGCGCTGCCCTGCAGCTCCAAGCCGACACCCAGCGGCTGACGATGGAGACCCAGACCGAGACCGCCAAGCGCAAGTTGGAGCTCGACCTGGCCATCATCGCCAACAACGCCAAGCAGCAGGCCGAGCAGCTCGCTGCCGAAGCGACGGCCAACGCAGCCCGTGCGGCGAACAACCTCGCCAACGAGCACGCCGCTGCGGAAGTCGCGGCCCTCGAATTGCAGACGACGCAGGCCCAGCAGGCGTCGGAACGCGATCACCAGGCCAAGACCCAGGCCATCGAGCTGGAGAGGCTCCAGGCCCAGGTCCAGGCCACGGTCGACAAGGCCAAGGCGATCTCGCCCCAGTTCGTCGCGGCCCTCGAGGCCTTCGGCGACAAGGCGCTGGTCGAGAAGCTGGCGGAGACGATGGCACCGCTCAGCATCATCGGCGGTGGCAAGAAGAGCGTCGCCGAGATCTTCAACGAGCTGCTGAAGGGCACCACCCTCGGCAACAGCCTCGCTGCGGTCACCACGGCCGCCGAGAAGGCAACGACGGCCCGAACCAACGGCGCCCGAGCCTGAGTCACGACGCGAACAGCCTCGGCCCTCATTCGGAGGGTCGGGGCTTTCGCACATCTAGAGAAAGAAAGATCACACCATGGAATTCCTCACCTCGCATCTCGGCCTCATTCTGGGCGGTGCCGGGTTGCTCCTTGCCTTGGTCCTGCACCGGTTGGTGCTGCGACTGTTCGGCATGGTCAGCATCCCCGAAGATGCCATCGGCATCGTCACCAAGAACTTCGTCCTGTTCGGTGCTCACAAGGCACTGCCTGACGGCGCAGTCGTCGCCCTCAACGGCGAGGCCGGCGTCCAAGCCGACACCCTGCCTCCGGGCATCCACTTCTGGCTGTGGCCCTGGCAGTACCAAATTGAAATCGTCAAGTTCATCAACGTCCCGCAAGGCCACCTCGGCGTCATCATCAGCCGGGACGGCAAGGCGATCAGCGGCGGTCGCGTCCTCGGCAAGACCGTGGAGTGTGACAGCTTCCAGAATGCTCGGGCCTTCCTGACAAGCGGTGGGGAGCGTGGTCCGCAGCTCGCCATCATCCCGCCCGGCACCTACCGCGTCAACACTGGCCTGTTCGAGGTCAAGTTCACCGAGGCGACTGAGATCCACGACAACAAGGTCGGCGTCGTCACCACCAAGGAGGGCACTCCCCTCGCTACGGGTGACATCGCTGGTCCCGAGATTGCTGGTCACAACATGTACCAGGACCCGCAGGCCTTCATCAATGGCGGCGGTCGCAAGGGCCTGCAGGAGCAGGTCATCCTGGCCGGTCGCTACTACATCAACCCGCTGTTCGCCACGGTCGAGGAAGTTCCGATGACCGAGGTGCCCATCGCCAATGCTGGCGTCGTCATCGCCTTCGTCGGCAAGGAAGGCGTCGATGTCACCGGCGACTCGTTCAAGCACGGCAACCTGGTCAGCAAGGGCCAGAAGGGCGTCTGGGCTGAGCCGCTCGACCCGGGTCGCTACCCGATCAACCCCTACACCCACCGGGTGGAGAGCGTGCCGACGGCCAACATCGTCCTAAACTGGGCGACTGGCAAGACCGAGGCCCACAACCTGGACAAGAACCTCAGCACCATCACGGTGCGGTCCAATGACGGCTTCACGTTCAACCTCGACGTGTCGCAGATCATCCACATCCCCCGCTCCGACGCTCCCAAGGTCATTGCCCGCTTCGGCAATGTCGCCAACCTGGTCACCCAGGTCCTGGAGCCGACGATCGGCAACTACTTCCGCAACGCTGCCCAGGGCAGTGACGTCATCAAGTTCCTCGGCGCCCGTCAGGAGCGACAGAACGACGCCAAGACGGCGATCGGCGGAGCCCTCAACGAGTACAACGTCGTCGCGGTCGACACCCTCATCGGCGACATCACCCCTCCCAAGGAGTTGATGAAGACCCTGACGGACCGCAAGATCGCGGAGCAGGAGCAGATGACCTTCGAGACCCAGCGCATGGCAGAGGAGAAGCGCAAGGACCTCGAGCAGGCGAAAGCGACGGCGGCCACCCAGGCTAAGGTCGTCGATGCCGAACGGAAGGTTGCCATCGCGGACTTCGAGGCCCAACAGGCCGTGAAGAAGGCGGAAGGTGACTCACGGTCGATGGTCATCAATGCCAAGGCCAACGCTGACATGAAGGTGGTCCAGGCAGAAGCGGACGCCAAGGTCAAGACGGCGATCGCCGAGGCAGACGCCAAGGCCACCGTCCTCAACGGCGATGCTGAAGGCAAGCGCATCACCGCGGTAGGCCAGGCCGAAGCTGACGTCATCAAGAAGAAGGCAGATGCCGTCGATCAGACCAACTACGCCACGATCGAAGTGGCCAAGGCGCTCGCCAACGGCAAGCACCCGCTGGTCCCGGGCATCGTCGCTGGTGGTCAGGGCGGAGGCGGCGATTCCAACTCGCTCGTCAACGTCCTGCTCGCTACCCTCGTCAATGGACAGGTCTCCCACCCGGCCCCCAAGTCCAACGGCAGGAAGGCCCCCGAGAGCACCGAATCCTGAGCCAGTAGCCAACAGTGTCGCGGCCGCCCGGGTTTTTTCCCGGGCGGCCGTGCCCATTTGTGGTGGTGGATTGTAGGGTGGCAATATAGGCCGCAGTCCCTCTCTTACTAGGAGACCCGATGAGCATCGTCTCGATTCGCGACCACATCCGGGAAAAGGGCATCATCCCGAAGAAGGTAAAGACCGCCCTCACCATCGCCACCAAGATCTACGACAAGGTGCCGAGGAAGGGCGACCACCCCATCCACATCGTCCTCAAGCTGATGAGCATTGCCGATTCGATTGAATCGTCGTTGCAGACCAAGAAAACCGAGATCTCGGCCATCGTCGAGCGCTTGGGACTAGCGACGACGACCAACACTGTCTTCGCATCGATGTTTTTCGGGACCAAGCTCCAGGAACAGTTCGAGCTGAAGCGCTACATCCTGGACGGCAACCCGGTCATCGAGGCCATCAACCCCGAATTCGGTCGCCTGCTGTTCATCGAACGGTGGGAGAAGCAGTACAGCCCGACCTTCTACCACACCAAAGGCTTCAACTTCGAGAAGATCCTGAAGTGGACGTGGGAGCTGTACGACGGCCGCCTCCAGTTCGAGATCAACTGGAGCAAGTCGACATACACCACCTTCTCGAGGATCGCCAACCCGCTCTACGGCAAGGACGCTGAGCGGATGGACAAGGTCGTCGAGCGCCACATGCGCTACCTCAAGGCCGGCAAGCCTCGGGCCTACATGTTCTATGGTGCACCTGGCACGGGCAAGACGTCATTCGCCCTGGCTTTCGCCCAGCGCATCGGCGACCGCATCCTTCGCATCGATGCCAGGAGCTTCTCGATGATCTCTGTCGCCGAGATCATCTTCATCATCGATGCACTGCAACCTGACTTCATCATGGTCGACGATGTCGACAAGGCCGACGTCAACCACTCGCTACCCACCATCCTCAACATCATCCAGGAGCTGAAGACCCACAATTCCAAGACGTCACTGATGCTGACGGCCAACAACGTGGGCCACTTCGACCACGGGCTGCTCCGCCCCGGGCGCATCGACAGCTGGCTGGTCTTCAACCCGCCCGATGCTGACGAGCGCAACCACATCATCCGCGGCTACCTGGCCGAGGCTGAAGTTGAGCTCGACAACAGGACGATTGAGGAGTTCGTCAAGCTAACCGACGGCCTGACCCAGGATTACCTCCGCGAGGTGGCGCAGCGCCTGAAGTACGAATCCGTCGAGGAAGTCATCACCCTCATCACCAGCATGCGAAAACTGCTGGGTAAGCCCGATGTCAAGGCCGAGGAGAAGGCACCTGAAAAGCACCTGAACGGGAAAGCAGCGACGGCGTAGTATCCACCATGCACAAGGGAAAACAAGTGGACGAGCGTGCGGTTCCGGACATCAAGCACCTGTGGCTTGATGACGTGGTCGACAAGGACTACGATGCTGCCTTCAACTTCCTGCGGATCAAGGTCGGCAAGAAGCGTGCTAAGGCACTGGTCGAGAAGCTGCGGAATGCCAAAATCATCCAGATGCGGGCCAATGACATCCTGCGAGGAACGGACCTGGTAGCCCTCAGCATCGCCGACCCGGGCACCCACCACAACATGGTCAAGACGATCATGGGCAAGTCGTTGAGTCCCGTGTTGGTCGTCGCCCTCAACACTGGCACCAGTACCATCGCTGATGGTTACCACCGGGTGTCGTGGGCGTACCAGATCTCGCCGTGGTGCACAGTGCCTGGAAAGATGATCACGGAGGACTAACCCCGTGACCTGGTGGCAATTCGGACAGGACGGCAAGGGTGACATGGAGGCGTGGAAGTGGACCCACGTCATGCCCGGGGACATGGTCCAATCACGTGGGACCGTCGCCTACAAGCACCGGAACTGGGAGCTACGCAACCTCGACGACACCAAGATCGTCCGGCTACACTCGGCACCCGTGCTGGTGCTGGCCCGCATCCCCGGCATTCCAGGCCCCGACGGCGAGGGACCTGAGTCGGGTCACGTCACCTTCGTCTGCCTATCTCGCCATGGAATCCTGATCCTGACCCAATCGCCCGGGTTGGGCACACCGGATGAACCTGGGTCTCCCGTCCCCGTAAGGTAAAGGTATGGACCGTCCCAGGATAACCCACGTCGCCATCCGGTTTGAGGGAAAGGTGTGGTCCTTGCCCGCCCCAAACCGTCACCACCATGTCATTCGTCACATTGCTGAAGAAACGGGTGCCCGGTACGTCGATGCTCACGACGAAGACCAAGGCTTCCTTGATGAGTCGGGCCGATACCTGAATCGAAAGCAGGCGCTGGTGTCTGCCCTCCTCAACGAGCAGGTCAAGGACCCATCTAAGATCAGGCTCAACATGTTGTTCTCGGAGGACGTGTGGTAAACATCGACAAGATGCGAGCTGCGGGGCGGGCTGCGGCAGAAACGCTGGCCTACGTCGCCAACCTCGTCAAGCCTGGCATGACGACCAACGACATCGATCGCCTAGTCCATAATGACACCATTCGTCGCGGCGGCAAGCCGGCGCCCCTCAACTACAGGGGCTTCCCGAAGTCGTGCTGTACCAGTCCCAATGATGTTGTCTGTCACGGCATCCCTGACAAGACGGTGCTAAAAGAAGGTGACATCGTCAACATCGACGTGACCACGATCCTGGATGGACACTTCGGCGACTGCAATGCCACCATTTGTGTGGGCAAGGTGTCCGATGATGTGATGCGTTTTGTTGCAGCAACTGCAATGGCGATGTGGGCCGGCATCCACGCCATCAAGCCCGGCGTCAAGTTGGGCGAAGTGGGCAAGGCTGTTGAGGCCTATGCCAAGGTCAACGGCTACACCGTCGTCCGCGAGTTCGGTGGGCACGGCATTGGGCGTCGCTTCCACGACAGGCCCCACGTCAACCACTTTGCTAACGATGAAGGCCCGGTGCTGGTACCCGGCATGATCTTTACAGTGGAGCCAATGCTGTGCATGGGCAGCCCAGAGATCAAAATTGACATGGGCGACTTGTGGACGGTCCGCACCGTCGATGGCTCGTGGTCAGCACAGTTCGAGAACACCTGCCTCGTGACAGAGAATGGCGTTGAAGTCCTGACAAGGTGCGACGATGAGTGACCTAGCACAGTACAATCACAACAAGCTGACGACCGATTCACCGTGCATTGCACCCGGCGCTTGGGTCAATCACATCGAAGATGGGCAGTCATGGGGCATGGTCGTCGCCAGCGACGGTGACCAAGCGTCAGTGCTATGGTCAAGGGCACCCAAGTTTGTGCCTGACAACTTCCCAATGCCTAGCAGCATCCCGCCTGCACAACCCCACCGTGCTCGAGCTTGGGAACACACTGATGACGAAGTCGATCGCATCGGTCGCATGTACGATGCGGGGATGATCAGCAAGTCCTTTGTCCGCCAGTACTTCGAGTTGGAGGAGGACTACAACATGTATGACCTGTCTCCGGCTCAGATTGAAGACTTCAAACAGAATGGAGAGATCATTTTCCATGCCAACGATGATGGCAAGATCACCGTCAAACGCAAGGTCGATCAACTTCCTCCTTACATCAACCCGCTCGATGTCCGCCGCTCCCGACGTTTCTAGATTGCGTCCAGGCCAGCTGTGGGGTTGGATGTTCGACGTCAGTGGCAAGGACAAGTCGACCAAGGGTTGGTGGCCTGCGACTCGCGTTACCAGCGACGGCCGCTATCAGATCACCAATGCCTTCGTCATCCTAAAGTACGGTGACGTCTTCACCATTGTCACTGTCAACGATGAGGGACCCTATGATATTCGGGTGCCGTCGTTCGAGGACAATGGCACCATGCGATACCCCACTCCCAAGACGTACTTTGTCGCCCTGCACAATGGCGTCCTGATCTGGATGGAACACAACTGGCTTGAGCAGTGTACGCTCATCGAGGACGCGGAGTAGTATGATGACGCCATGCGTTAGTGAATGTTTGAACGCAACGCAAATCAATCGCGGCGACAGGTGTGCCGTCGCTTCCCGCCCGGGGCTTTCTGTATCAGCCCCCGGGGCGACCGCATGATCATGATTGTGGGTTGGAACCGGACGCCGGCAAGCTACAACCCCCGCACTGGAGCGCTTCGCTGGCCCATGAGCTGGGAAGCATTGGCAATTGAGAATGAGCGAATCATCACCATTCCATGGGAATCGATTCGTGAATCCTGGACAATTGAGGAGTGGGAGGCACAGTGAGCCAGCTCAAGACCTACGACAGGCCGCTGAGTCTCCAAGACGAAAGGCTATCATGGCCCTTTTTCGTCATTGATGACGATGGCGTCGTGCAAACAGAGCCCGACCCCGAACCCGTCTTTGCACCCGGCGTCTGGGTCACCCACCAGACCCTGGCTGGCCTCGGCATCATCGTTGCTATCAACGATGACCAGATGTCAGTCTTGTGGTCGGTGCAGCCCAACAACCTTAGTGCCTTCAGCAGCATCGCTTTCCCGCTGGTTCGTCGGGTATTCACGCCGAATCTCGCCCAACAGCTCATCCAAGTCCAGCCAATGACAGCACCAGTGGGCGGTGTTTTCTACATGGACTACACCTACGGTGACCAACTTGAGAAGCGGTGCACCACTGGCCCGTGGTGGAGTAGACTTTTTTGGAGGGCTTGGCAATGCACATCTGGCAAAACCCAATCATGGTGGCGGTCTTTCTGCTACTGGGTGGCCTCGTTTTCTACCAAGAAGTCATTCACAAGCGACAACAACGACGTCGCAAGGCAGAAGCTGCTCGAAAGGTGGACCAAGCGCCTCCCGCCCCCTGACTGCGGCCCCTAGGCCGCCCCTGAATACTCTTTCTGTAGCTTGATTGGAGCAACATGGCAATCCCGCTTCTGAGTCTTGCAGGTGGTAAGAACCAGCTGGAGCTTCAGGTCGGTGATCTCGTCATGTGGACGGGCAAGGAGAGTGAGCATTCGACGCTGAAGCGTCGAATCATCTACCAAGTCGTCACCAAGAAGCTGGACGGCACGCCTCCCAATGAGACCTGGCGGCACCAGCTACGGGTCGCTTTCGACTTTGAACGTCCATCAGGTACTGACCTTACGCTCATCTCGTGGTCGTCGTGGGAGCTGCGAAAGCTGACGTTGCTTGACCTTGGAACATTGAGAATTCACTTTGATACGTTCATCAAGTGGTGGGCGGAAACCCAAGGCTTTGAGGACCAGTATGAGCGCCCTGAAGACGGGAAGTATGGTCAGGCTGTGGCAAAGGCGGGAGGAGATCCCGATCAAGGCACGCCGGAGACCTGAGGCCGCATCCTCACCCCGCCAAAAAGAAAACGTCATCTGCGACATTCCGGCCGGCGCACATGCCCTCTACATGGGCAGCGCTGAAGACACCTTCAACTCAGCCCTTCGTGCAAAGGGCGCGGGTCCCTTCGGCTACACTCCTGCCCGACTCATCTACCACCTGATCTTGTGGGGCGAACGCCCCGTTTGGGTGGCAAGCTCCGACTGCGAGCTCAAGGACATCACTGAGGGCGACGATGGCCTTCCCCCCACGTGAGCAGCGGAACCACGTCGACATCTTTCCGGGGATGTTCTTCTTCTTCGTCGAGAATCCCAACCCAGGCACACCCCTGTTCCAGACGCTAGACGACGGCGAGGTGGACCGCAACCTGCCTTGGATGGTGATCGGTAAGGAGTACATTCAGAAGCTGTCAGGCGGCTACTGGCGTTACCTGTTGTTGGGTCCCAACACTGCCGACGGTGAACCCAGGCTCGTTTGGTTCAACGGCAGCCTCCAGTGGATCCGTCGCATTGCTGATCCTGTCTGGGAGGATAGAAATCGAGTACGAAGCCGCTAGTTACTTTTCATGTGGCTGCGTCGGATCGCGGCAGTGCTGTTGGCTGTTGCGATTGGAATCGTAGGCTGCGGTCCCACCCACA